GGTATTTCTACCCGGATGATACCGCCAATGGCGTACTCACCGATTTTGAATGTCTTAATCATGTGTCTTGTGTGTTACTAGGTTGTGCAATATTACATTATTATTTCGATTTGTGCAAATTTATTTTAATTTTGTTAGCTGAACCAAAAAGGTTTGTGCTTCGGCCTCAGAACGAAAGGCATACTCTCGCATCTGCCTGCCACGATATGGCTTGCCGGTATTCTTATTGATTGGTCTCCCTGTTCCATTGGCTACATAGTAATATGTACTAGCCAGTGGCATACCACTCGGACTACGCTGAGCCCGAAATGGTATGTACTGATTGCTTTCTACCTTATACATTTTCTACCTCCACAATTGTACAGTAATCCGGCAAATCCATTATATGGATCCGACCATAATTCATACTACTATAGTAGCCCTGGAATTCGTAACGCTTAGCCCATTGTTGTAGGGCTTCGCGTGCTTCTTCTACACTAGTGTAGGTGTCGCTGTGGTGGATGCTGAACCCATCGGGGCTCAGTACATCGAATTGTTTATTGCTCATTGTTTAGATTGGTTTTGAATAGGGTGTGTTGTAAGTTGTTAGAAAATCTACCATACATTCGTATTCACCTTTGGTGTCTACGTTGAATTCTGATTCCAAATAATCTTCATACAACTGCAAGTCTTGTTCGTACTGCAAATCGTAGGCTTCCTCAGATGGCATGATTACATCTTTGAGTTTGCAGAATAGGTAGAAAGAATAATTATTGCTCATGTGTTTAGATTTGTTCGATTGTGATTTTGTAAGTTGTTTCTAATTTATTTTCAAGATTCTTAACTACATCTTCGATGTACTTGTCTTTGAGTTTAGACCATAATACTTCATAGCAGAATGTTTCTGTTAGTCCAGCCATACCGCCAAGTGTACAATAGCCATATTGCTTAAACCACGTATCACCTGCACCTGTTTTCTTAGTAGAAAAGAATTCGCAGAATTCTGCAAGGGTAGCGTGTTCAAGCATAAAAGCATTGCGTTGGTCTGTGGTTTTTGTTTCGGCTTTGTACTGAGCCAATGCCATTGATTCGATGATTTGATTTAGTTTTTCCATGTGTTTATTTGTTAGTTGTTTTCTCCTTTAAATAACTCGCTACGATACAGGACTTCTCCTGTGCTAACTTCTACTTCGAAATCAAGAACTGTAATATAAACAGTATCGTTAACTTCTCGTGCTTCAATACCACGACTCTGAAACCATGCAATGGCTTCTTTAATTTCTTGCTTATTCATTTTCTGTTTCTTTTACGGTGTAGTTAATCCACATTTCGCTATCTGCCCAATAGATTGTATCGTCAACATCAATGTAGTGTTGTGCAAGTGCTTCCATCAGAGCCCCAACCCTATGGTCTAGATTCTCCATGATGTACTCCGGATTGCACCAATCTTCCACGTCATTGCTATGCCATGATATGAATCCATCACGGGACGTATAGTTCTGGCGAATGTAGTCACGGATATTTTCTTTGTTCTCGTTGACAATTTCCATGAAGTTATTGAAGTTCATGTTGACTTCGATATTAATGCTATCGTTACGGAAGTTGTATTCTTTGGGGCTCACAACTTTTTGGAATTTAATATCAATGCCGGGCATGATATCTTTGAATTCACGTTCAAAGGAAGACACAAAGGCAGATGCTACTCTATCCTGATAATCACTATAGTCCCATTCAAAATCATCATAGGACAAATCAGTGCTGTTCTCCTGATTGTGTGAGTAGATCTCGTTCTCTTCACAAGGTTCAAACATAGTGTTATAGAACCCTGGAAATAGCGGACAAAAGGTTTCGATTTTCATTGTGTTATTTTGTTAAATTGTTCTTTGATTTCTTCAATATCTTTGGGGCTCAGCTCTGCTACTACATCTTGATTATGTTTAGCAAAGTCTTTATAATCTTCATAAGTGCCACAAGCAATATGCTCAACTAAGTCATGCATGAAGCAATCTTTATCCTGTATAAGTTTAAAATAATTATAACTGTACTGCTCATCACGAGTTACTTTGCCATTAGTACAATTGTAATATCCGGCAAAGTCACAACCAGGCTCTTCATAATCTGATTCGATAGTTAAACCATAAACTTCGGATAACTTGAGAAAGAATTCACAAGGTGGTGACCATGCACTATCTCCCGATAGCGTGGCTAAGGTGTCAGAGTCCCTTTCCCATTCGGCATCGAACCATTTAGTACCAAAGTCATCATATGTATTGGTCTCGGGATTGGGTAAGGGTTGACCAATAACGTGGTAGAATGTCTGATACCATAAGTGTCGGGTCTCAGATGTAGCTTCTTTTATTTTTGTTTGAAGCAAGTCTAAACTTTCTTTTGAGCCCTTGATATGAGCCCAGTTGTAACAATTGTTTGCCATGTGTTTATTATTTAATGATTTTGAATTTAGGATAAAAGATACCGTGCTGTCTCCACCACATCCAATCTTCGGGATTGGTGATACCACTTGCATCGTGGGGTTTACGTTTTACTTCTCCCCAAAAGAAGAGATTGCTTGTGAATATCATTTGACTTCCTTTCTGTTTACTTTGGTTAATGTTTGTAGGTTAATCAATCTGTAGTCTTTTTCTTGCAGGTCATACACGGTGGCATAACCTAATTCGCCAGGGTTGTAGGTTCGTGGCTGTGCATTGGGCCTCAGATATTTTTTGACACCTGACCTTGCATAGATAGTACGTACACTGCCGTCTTTCTTAATAAACTCAGCCGAGAAAAATAAACCCGACTTAATGATTTGGATTGCTTGTTTCTTATTCATGACTATTTAATTATTTGTTTCAATAGGTTATCAGTTTGTTTCTTCAATGATTCGGACATGGGTAGCTCCTGTATAAACTCATACAAGAAAATTACTACTTTCTTAGCCTGCAATTCGGTAAGGCTTGTGACTTTCTTTTCTATTTCTTTCATAGTTTTACTATCTTAATTGTGGTTGTGTTCAGTTCGTCACCGGTATAGGCTGACTCGAGAAAGGACTCGATATCTTCGGCTTCATATTCTTCTAATAATTCGTCCATGAAATCGATTTTGACATCGACATCGCAAAGGGCTATACGTGCATAGCCCCGTCCTGTTTTATCTTTTATTAGGTACATAATTTTTAGTGTTCAAGTATTACAACTGACTTAGTGCCCTTGCCCATTGTGCCTGAGCACAAACCACATTTAGCACAATTACTACGGAAGTTCTGTTCTTCAGATGCAGGGCAGTTAACCATACCGCTAAGCAGTTCGGGTGAAGCAACAAAGGACTTCCATCCAAGGGCACGTGCCATAGCTTCGCCACACGGTGCGTGGGTTGATGCCATAAAGTACGCTGAGTATTCGGGATAAGAAAGCCATTGATGAGTGTAGCCTGTCCAGGATTTTGCCACTGCACATATCTTTTGCACCATATCGAAAGGCACAAGGATAGGTTCGCCATAAGATCCGAAGCGGACATACTTACCCACGCACGCTTGCACAATATCTTCGGACATTTTGGGGCTCAGATAAGGTATTGCATCGAATGAGCCATACTCCTTACCTATAGAACGTAGGGAAGATAAGAAGCCCGTGTACTGCATCATCTTATGGGTATAGCACGCTGATAACTTTGCGCCATTACTTACACTAAAGGGGCAGTCGAAACATACTTTGCCATCATGTCCAAAGAATTCTTGCATGGTAGTCTTACGCTGTGCGACTTCGAACTGCTCACGGCTGAAGTGGAAAGTTTGCACAATCTTTTCAGTGGCTGTGGCAATTTTCTTGTTACTTGTTTTGCTAAAGGTGAATAACACTATCGTGTCACCCACACGGAATACTGCTTTTTTCATATGGTTTTATTTTGGGACTCAGATTCTAATTCAATTAAGGACTTTTGCACCCCATTACTATCTACTATATAGAAAGTAAGGGATGGATGATACATACATAAATCATAGTACGTAGCCAGGGCTTCGGCTGCCGACAAATTACGGTGCGACACACTGCCGTCTAACATGATGGTATATTTCATAACTTTTCAATTAGGTATACGATAACACAAAGAATTACCAGGGTTACCATTGAGGCAAACCCAAACACGATACAGAATTCCATACTTTTATTTATTATTTACTACGGTAGCTAAATAGATACAGCCTAAGATAATACAAATAAAGCTCAGGAAATACTGAGTAATGGACAAAGATAGGGCAGCAACAATGAAGCTACCAACGGCACAAATTAAGGCAAGTGTTTTCATGTTTTTATTATTTTTATTTTACGTCTATCAATTGACCGTCCCACTTTTGCCCGTTCAAATACCATTGGTAATTCTTTTGGTGTATACTTACTCCAGGTATGCCGTTTAATCTTTCTTTTGTGGTATTACTTAGCCACCCACAGGCACAGATTGACACGGTATTTTCGGGGTTGTTATACTTGTAGGCAATTTCGTTGCCATGCAAAGATAAAACAGTTACATTGGGCAATACGTGTACCTGTGTGTTGCCACTTTTGAACGGCTGTGCATCCAGAAATTTGCGGATGGCTTGTTGAGTTACTTTTTTCATAATATATTGAAATTTAGGTTGTTTTTTACTTTTTGGTGCACAATTTCAAATAACGCCCGCCCGTATAAACTTAGCGTCTCCGCCCTCGAGGGTTGCACCGTAGCGCAACCGTTTATATTTGTCGTTTGGGTAATTTGCACCCCTTTGCGGTAACGCTCCGCAACATGGCAACTTTGCAGGGGTTGGGGCTCAGATTTACTCGTTCTCAGCTACAAAGGTTAGAACCTCATTATAAGGTGTATCTAACAGCGCACGAACTTGCGCCATAACTTGTTCAGTTTCGCACGTGTTATTTTCATCTAATAGGTCACAAAACACCTCATCAGTAAGTTCGTGTTTACCGTCCCAAAAAGCGATAGCTAACAAACGTGCAAAACGGTTCTGCCCTCGTTTAGTTAGTCCGCACGTAATTCGCCCTTTAATTTGCTCGTCAATTTCAAAGGTGTTGAGCAAAGTTACACCTTCAGTTTTTATGACAATTTCAAACGGCTTGCGTAGGTCAATGCCCGCACCGTTACCGACAAGGCGCATGGTAGCAAGTACGGTGTAAAAACGGTGCGCTAACTTGCCGACAATTGCGCCCGTAGTGTGGTGTACGTTACTGTTAACAGTTACGTTGATGGTGTGCACATAAGTGCCTTGCGAAATTTCAAATGTAGTTTTCATGGTGTTTTATTTTGTTTAATTTGGTTTGGGTAACGGGGGGCGAATTGCACACCAACAAACTACGTCAAAATAGTTTGTCACGCTTTTTACGTTTGCACCCGTTACGTGGTATAAACAATACATTTAAACGTGCCCTACGGGATCAGCCGATTCGTCACGCTTACAAGTGGTATTGTGGTATTAAATGTAATAAACGAAAGTTACTACTATAATACTATGTCAAACAACGCTACATTGCACGGGATTAACGTCTCCGCTATCCAGGGTAAAACCGTAGTTTAACCTCCCGTGTGAACCTTTGTAGTAATTTAAAGAACTTGTTGCCCGTGTGCATATTTTGTCATTTGCTTGTGGGTAACTGAATGCAAACTAAATACATTCAGAAAAAAAAGTCAAGCATTTTTTGCTATTTAGAACGGTTCTAAATAAAAATTGGTAGTTAAGTGATTGAAAATGAATAAGTTAGCGTGCAAATAATTTTGTGAAATTTTTTTTTAAAATTTAATCGTGCCGCAAATTTCAGCCCTTGCAATGGGCAAAAAAGGGGCTGAAAAAAGGAGTAAAAAAATACCTTTGTTGGATATATAAACCCGCATATTTGCGACCAGGAATGTGCCCATTTTATTGGACAAAGTGTGTCCAGGATAATAGACGCAGCCGGTGTATAGTATAATGGACAGGGTTGTGTCCAGAATAATAGACAGTTCCAGGTTTATTTTCCCAATAAAGGTACGTGCGTGCGTGCGTGTGCGTGCGTGTGTGTTGTCCATTCGTTCGAACGTGTAAGGGTGCGTTTCCCGTTTCGAATTTTTTTATAGAATAAGTTCAAATTGGCTTTGTATGCTTGTTTATTGTTTTTATTTGTAGAAATATAGCGAAGGCATAGGGGGGGTATTTTATAGAAAAATGTCTACTTTGAATAGCGTATTATTACCCCCACCACCCGCACAAAGTTTTACTCTGCCTGCAAAATCTGGAAAAATTCATGCAGTAGGGGGGGGCTTGATTTTACCCCCGGGTATAGTACTACCGGGTATAATAGGGGGGGGTATATTTTTATTGGGGGGGTATTAATTTTTTATAATTAATATTTGTATTATATTTGTAGTGTATGATAGACATCGCCAAAGAGGATCGTTTAATTAAGAGCATGATAGATAGGATGCCATCTGTTGATGCTTACGACACGGTTATTTTATCTATCAATCCTGAGTACAGTTCTATTCTTTCTCAGCGAGTAGCTCATGCGGTGTCTAAGCCCAACTTCGTACCGATTGTCATTGGCATAGATGTACCGGAGCCGAATAAGGAGGAAGAGTATCTGACTTATTTTGGCATTTCGGCAAAGACATTCCAGGTTCGTTATCATAAGGTTATTGTGTGTGCAACCTACACTTGTCCATTTATGATTGCCATTCGTAATCGTTTATATGATATTGGGTATGAGCACGAGGATCTTCTATTCTTATCTATGGCAGAGCATTGGGATTCGGACTTCCGCTCTGATGTGGTTGGGGAGTATGTAGATAAGGAACCTCTCTTCTACTGGCAAAAAGATTATGAAAAGACTACAACAGATACTTAACGAGAAAGGTGCTCAATTAACCGTTGACGGAATCATTGGGCCCCAGACATTGAAGGCAGCCGATTGGGTTGTTAGTAATTTAATTGCTTCTAAGAAATGGCTGAGACCCAAAGATGGTCTTGTCTTCCTCAGAACTGACCAGGTATTATCGAACAGCTTTGATGACTTTGCTGTTGTGTACAAAGGCAGTGTATGTGTAGCGGTTGTACCTTGTTCTACTACTGCCGGGGATAAGTATATCTTTGGACCTATTACTCATATGGGTATTACCGGTACTGCTATTGCAGCTGAGCAGCAGGTGATTGGATCGCATCGTTTTGTAACTAGTCGTAATTGGAGAACGCTGTGGCTCGGAGCCCCATACTTTCAGCAAGTACTGCCAATCACTATATGGCGAGATGGTACCAGGGACAGGAAGATTGATAGGGTGAACAAACAATTTGGTCTATTTGGCATTAACTTCCACCGGGCTGGTACGGGACTTTCCATCGGAAATTGGTCTGCCGGTTGTCAAGTGATTCCTGATACCCATTGGTTTCAGATCGTAAATAACTACGTAAACGGACAAGTAATTGATTTTACGCTTATTGAGCTTTAGCGATCTTTTGGGCTAGGTCTATTAGACTGTGCTTGACGATGTATTGTTCTCCTCCGCTGAAGATTACAGATAGGGGTTCTTCCTCTGTTGTTCTTATGTCTTCGTGTATATGGTCTATGTGGTAGAATAGAATAGGAAAGGTGGGTTCTTCATAAATCGAGCTGAGGCCCAAATCCTCCAGATACTCCTGGTCTTCCTCATTTCCATCTGAGGCGATAACGTCTAGAATAAGCGGTAGTCTAAGCATAATCTTTTTATCTCTTTAACCATATGGTTGACTCTGGCATAACGAATGCGCAGCAGCGTGAGGCGTAGCTCCTTATTATTCAAGGGATTGTTTAATTTCCTCTTCCTCTTTTTGCGTAATCTAGCTATTTTCATTTATCTACCCCTCTCATCCAGAACACAAACAAAGCAAGGGCAGCTGCAAAAACAGCAAGCCAATCCATCACGATTTTGAATTCGTCCATATATACAAAGATACGACATCCCTAACTCTGTTACAAATCTGTCACAAATTTACCCCACTTTTGTGACAAAAGATATGAAGATATGTCACGGAAATTTGAAGATTTGTGACAAAGAAAAAAAAGCCGGAGTTACCCGGCTATCTAAACTTGGCGGTTTTTCCCTTATGTCAATGTCAGCAAATACAGTGTTCTATCTATAAGAGCCAACATTTCCTCTAGTATATTTTCTAATTCGCTTTCGTAATTCTCTGATTCGGCATCAATAGTCTTTCTGAGACCCATTAGGTGTGCTCTAGCATTCTCTGCCTTGGTCTCCGGAATAACAATCCTTACCCTATCATTGGCACCCATATACGCTTCTGCGAACTTATCAGTAAGCTCAAGTATGCCTTCGTAATACTCTCCAAGAGTTTTGTGCTCTGAGTATATTCTGCTGTTCCAGTGTGCCAGGTGCATAGCATCACGACTAGCAAGTAGGGTTCCGATAAATTGTGCTGGTGTCATATGTGCAAATTTACAATTTTTCTACTTCTTTACCTAATTCATCCCAAAATCTAATCGGATCACTCAGATTCACCCTTGCTGCCTTTTCTACTTCTTGTAGCTCTTTTTTTACTAGGCTTATCGAGTACCGGGCTATCCGCTTCACTAGTACCGGATCCATGTTCATCTTGAGACTCTGTATCTCCTGGTATAACTGCTGTGCTTTCATTTTGTATATGTTGTAATGCTTCTTTGATTGCGTATAAATCGGTTATGCTCGTACCGGTAGGGCGCAGTCCCTCTCCTGTCTCTATGCAGGTAATGGCATCTCTTAGATCTCTAGCATCTACCGGATAATCTTCTATCCTCTTTTTAAGTACGGCTTCAGAGATTTCTGTCTGGCTCTTTTTAATTGCCCAGGCGAATGTCTTAACGTAACGTAAGTACTGCTTTTTATTTATTTTGTTTGTCTTCATCTTTTTTATGTTCTGCTTTTACTTCCCAGTACTGACTACAAGTACCGTCTTCTTTGACAGGGGATTCCATGAAGTAAGACTGGTAGTCTGAGGCCGGAGCCAAAAATCGGTAGCAGCTCCTCTTCTTCTTACAGCCATCGCCTTTGCATTTGGTTATATCGCTCATGGAACAAATATAATACTAATTTATAGTAAACGATCCTTGAAGAAGGTATGATTAAAATATTCCTCTGGCGTTTTGAATGGATGCATGATTTCTAGTGTGCCGTATACCCAGGCAATCATGATCTCTTCCTTTTCTGTTCTGAGTTCCGGACGCAAGTAAGTAGCGATTATATAGCTTCGGGTCTCAGGACTAATTGCCTCATCTCCCTTTATCTTCTCGATTATATCTTCTATTGGTGTATTCTTCATATCTTTTTTACTGATGTAATGTACTCATCGTTAATAGAGGTCCGAGACCCAACGTAATACCTATTACCCCATTTAAAAGCTCGCATTTTGTTTACATTACCCTTATAATTTGTGTTTACTGTAAACTGATTATCCGGATGGAATCTAGCGTAGAATAGTCTAACCTTTTCATCTTTTTCACGCATATCATCAAAGTCGGGAGTCGATACCCAATGATTAAAAGTTTCTTTCCTGGTCTCCTCGCTCATGGCGTGCCAGTACTTATCTACAAGTTTAATCCAATCTGGTTCCATACTCTTCGTTGTATTATTTTATTGTGTTATACCAAATTTCTCTAATAATCCATCTAAAGAACTCATAGATTAGTATTGTCAGTAGTATTTTTACCATATGTTTCGTTGTAGTATTGTTCTGGGTTATAAGAACCTGCCTCCCATCCGTTATCATAAGCAATTAATATTTCTTCCTTGTGCATTGCTTTGGCTTGTCGTTTTATGTCAAGATAGTCCGATGTGTCAATATTTAACTGAACAATCCTAATTGATGGAGTTTCTCTCAAATCTCCTTTTTCTTCAAGTTGCTCAATAAACCACTCTACTGCTGTTTGTTTCATTTCTCGTAGGTTTTATATGGTGTACTTTCGTCCCATCCTTTAGCTTGTCTTGGTATTACTTCTTTAATTGCTTTTTTATACAAGTCTTCACTCACTGAAGTTTTGGAAATCATATCATCCTCATCTTTAAACGGAAACATACCAACTTCTTGCATTAGCATAGTTATGACTCTTTCATTTGGAGTTTCCCATTCCCAATATCCATAAAACATACTCTTTGCAAATAGCTTTACTATTGTTTCTAATTTTTCTTCTCGTGTCATTTGCTCTTTTGTTCCGAATGTTTCGCTGTAGTATTGTTCAAAGTCTTGGAAATTACTATTAAGACCTTGGTAGTAAGTTTTTTTATGATCTTCTTTCTCCATTTCTTTGGCTTGTTGAAGCAAGTCATTAGGTACATTGGAATCATCACAATACTTCTTCATTTGTAAGTATAACCATTCTACTGCTGTCTGTGTCATAAATTTTCAATTTCTCTTTTTACTTCTTTCCAATAAATTCTTTCCCTATTTTCAGAATACTCACCTCTATCTTCAAGATATTCTTGCTGTGGCAATACATTCAACACCTCATCGACTGCAATCATTGCACATTGTTTAGCTCTTTCCATATATTTTATTTCATCATAAAATTTATAGACTATTTCTTTTGCTTTTTCTTGTGGTGTCATTTATTACTTCATTTACTGTTCTACATACTTCGCATAACCTTTTGTTAAGAGGGGCAAGTCCTAACTTAGGTGTGTGCATTGTTTCTTTTTTACAAGTGGGACAATACTGCTTGCTTCTCTTGGTTGCTTCCATGAATGCAAATTAAGTACAAAACTTTACAACTTGCAAATAAATTTTTACAATGTGTATAAATATCTACTTTTTCTTGCTTTCGTGGTACTCTCTCTTCAGCCTTTCAGCTATCTCCATCGCCCTGGGATACGTCTTCATCGTCTTCCGATTCCCAAACTCCCAAAGCTGATGACAAGCCATACAGTATAGCATCCAGTTTTCGGGATGCTGTCTCAAAGTCGGATATGCTCCTTTTGACAATATATGAGACACAAACATCGGATGAAAGTGTAGAAGACGAACACCACATTCTTCGCATTGATGGTTCTGTCTTGTGGACCACATATTTTTGTACCACTCTATATCCCCTTTCATTAATTTATCCTAAATACTCTAGTACCGTTCTTATTGGGTCTCCAGGTTACTCTTGCCAATTCGCTGTCAATTATCATATTCTCACCCATGTAGGCTTTTATGTAATTGGAGTGTTCTCTCTTCTTTTCTTCTAGTTCCATGATCTGAGGCCCAATGGCAAGATACTCCTCAATGTGCTCATCTATCTCAGGAGTGCTGACAATTGAATTCTCTTCCGGATTGGCAAAGCGAGTATTTAAGTACTCAGCATATGCTTCTGTCCCATCAGGAGGAGGAGCAAACTGATCATAGTCCTCTCCTAACTCAAGAGCTAAACGACCTGCTTCAACCCGATCCCAAAAGTCTTTGGTTACATTAGCGATAGCGTCCATGATTTCCTGATCCTTCTCAAAATAGTGGACCTTCAAGTTTCTTCCGTCTTCAAGTGCAACCAAGTAACCTTTGTCTATACCAAGGCCCATCATGTAGGTTTGCAACTGCAAGTAATAGGATGGAGGAACACCACCTTCCCACTGCTTACTGCTCCAACCGCTGATTGTCTTAATCTCGATAATTGCCTCAACGCTGCTGAGATTAATCTGACCATTGCGTATGCGAATACCGCTTTTGTTTATCTGCAAGCGGTCCGGAGAGAAGAATAAGTGAGGATACTCAGGATTTACAATGTAACCCACCGGCTCGTATAAAGTACGCACTTTGGTCCCGGCTTCATGATTCTTGAGCATGGACTCATCGTCTCCATCCCAATAGGAAAATATCTCAGCAACAGTCTGTTCCATAATAGTTCCCATGAACATAGGAATATTCTGCTGTGCTTTTTGGGGGATGAGACCAATCTTCTGGTAATATAATTCAGCTGGGCTCTTCCAGCTATTTACGCCCATCAATGTTCCGACCTCAGAAGCCCCTAAGCCTCGTGATCGGAAGTTAAGCCATTCGTCATAGGCTTTATCTTTGTTAATTTGTACTAGTTGTAGATTCATCTCTTAACACCCATTTTTCAAACTCTTCGGCAGCAAGCAGAGTCAATTCTACAAGTTGCTGAGGATTGTACTTCTTGTCTTCCTTTGCAATCCAACCGCTCATCAGTTCGACTGCACTCTTGATAGAAGACTGGCGTATGATGGAAACCTGCTCACTAGCATAATGCTTCATGTGAACAGGTTCCACCTTTTTACCAATCTTATCAGCAAGAGTAGGATTAGCTACGCCTCGTGACATTAGAAGGGAAGATCTGAGTTAGGATCAGGTTCTGTCGCAGGCTCTTCTTCAATTACTGAAGGACCGGCAACCATATTGTTAAATGCTTTGGCCTCAGAAGCACGAGCATTCAACTCGTTAACCTTGTCAATCCGGAAAGCTTCAACCTCAG